ATTTATTAGATATTCGTATATTCTCTGCAATGAATTTAATCATCAGAGAGAAAATTAAAAATCAAAAGGATGAGATAAGAGTATTAGATTTAAGTAGAGAGAATGTAAAAGATAAACTTGAAATGCAAAAGAAGTTTATTGAGGAGTTAGAGAATCGTGGTAAGGAGAATATCAAAGGTAAGAAAGAAAAAATTAATAGTCTAATTAAAGAAACTGATGAATGTATTGTAACTAATGAAGAGTTAGAACTAGAGGTAACTGGACTTATAGAGGATCAGGAAAAGGTAACAGGAGCGAATAAAAAGTTAAAAACTCTTAACAAATATAAGGGTCAATTAACCCAAAAAGTATCAACAATCACTAAAGAACATAAATTTTTTACGGATAACACGGTATGTCCTACCTGTACTCAGGATATAGAAGAATCATTTCGTTTAAATAGAATTAACGATGCTCAAACTAAGGCAAAAGAGTTGCAAACTGGTTTTCAAGAACTAGAAAAAGCAATTAAAAACGAAGAAGAGAGAGAGCATCTTTTTACCAAACTATCAAAGGAGATTACTAAACTCAATAATGATATTTCTCAAAACAATACTCGGATATCTGGATACAACCGACAAATCAGAGATTTGGAATCAGAAATTCAGAAGCTTACCACACAACTTGCGAACAGAAATACTGAGGATGAAAAATTAAAAGAGTTTAATCAAAGTCTCCAAAACATTTTTAAAGAACTAGCAGATAAGAAAACGGATATCATGTATCATGATTTCGCTTATTCTTTATTGAAGGATGATGGAGTTAAGACAAAAATAATTAAAAAGTATCTACCTCTTATTAATCAACAGGTAAATCGTTATCTGCAGATGATGGATTTTTATATCAACTTTAAGTTGGATGAGGAATTTAGTGAAACGATTGAATCACCAATCCACGAAAATTTTTCATACAGTTCTTTTAGTGAAGGTGAGAAGATGCGTATTGACTTGGCATTACTCTTTACATGGAGAGAAGTTGCAAGAGTTAAGAATTCAGTAAATACTAATCTGTTAATTATGGATGAGGTATTTGATAGTTCCCTTGATGGTATGGGAACTGATGAGTTCTTGAAAATTATTCGTTTTGTAATTAAGGATGCAAATGTATTTGTAATATCACATAAAGCTGATTTACATGATAAGTTTAATAGTGTCATTCGTTTTGAAAAGGTAAAAGGTTTTTCCCGTATCTCATCTTAATAAATAACTAAAAATTCTAACATGGCTTGGCATATTAAGAAAACTAGTATATTGGGTGCAGGAGTAGGAGATGTCTACTATGCGGGTGACAAAAGGTGGACTGAAACTTATGCTAACCGTAAGACTTACACATCCCAAGCAAAAGCAAAAGCAGAAGATTACATTTGGGTAAAAAAAGCCACTAATGGTTGGAACGTAACCGCTATCAATGAAAACGCATAATGAAAACATTTAAACAATTCAGAGAAGCAAGTAGTGAAAATTTACCACCTATAATTTCAGATTTGAAAAAGATGGCAGGTAGTTACAAAATGGATAAAAAACAAGCTACTAATCTTAAGAATACTATTGTCGGAACAGTTTTTAATAAACTAGGTGGTCAAGAAGGTATTGATAAAGCTGTTGGTAAGGTGAGTTCAACAGTATCAAAAATGAATGATGAATTACCAGGTGCAGTAAATAAGTTTAGTGATTTTCTAAAGTCTGGTAAGATTGAGAAAGGATTTGAAAAAATGTCATCTCAAATTGCAAGAGCAGGTATTGACAACAATAAAGAAGTAACAAATTTAAAGAAAAATGTAAATAAAACTCCCATACCAAAATCAACGTAGACAGTTAAAAAAGTGTCCACTAACCGTCCTTCTGGGCGGTTTTGTTGTTATAATAGGTATATCAAACGAACATTACTATGACAATCAAGCACGAAATCAAATCACAACTCGCAAAATTACTTGCAACAGAAGATATCATAGTTGAGCACAAGAGAGTTGAGACAGCACAGTTTGATGTTAACAGTCGTGTTCTTACACTTCCTATGTGGGAGAAGGCGAGTGATACCGTTGTTGATATGCTTATCGGACACGAAGTTGGACACGCATTATATACACCTGATACAGAGTGGTGGAAAGAGTACAAGATACCTCAACAGTTTGTGAATGTCGTTGAAGATGCAAGAATTGAAAAGTTAATCAAGAGAAGATATGAAGGTCTTTCAAAAACTTTCTATAATGCATACTTTGAATTATCTGATAGAGATTTCTTTGAGATTGAGAACAAAGATATATCTGAAATGAACCTTGCAGATAGAGTTAATCTACACTTCAAGATTGGTAATTTTGTTGATGTTGATTTTTCTATAGAGGAAAACTTACTTGTAAGTAAGATTGCATTAGCAGAGACATTTGAAGAGGTGTTGAAACTATCTGAAGAGTTATACAGAATGTGTAAAGAAGAATTAGAAAGACAGAAGAAAGAAAGAGAACAATTAGAAAATGATATGGGTATGGATATGGGTGACGAAGGTTTTGGTGGTACACCTACAGGAGAAAAAGGTGAACTAGAAGAGGAAAAAGAAGTTGATTTAGATTATCAACAACCTCAATCTCAAGAACCAACAATCGAAGAAATAGAGAATTTGATTGACAATAGTGGTGGTATGACAGGTTCTGATTTAGAAAAAGAAGAACCAGAAGTTGAAACTGCAGATGCACTTGAAGAAGCTATCAAAGGATTAGTCAATAATGCAGGTCGTGAAAATCATTACATCGAATTACCTAAGATTGATGTGAATAAAGTAATCATCAATAATGAAGAGATACATAATAATATATTCAAGAATCATTGGACTTCTACACAAATTCGTCTTCAAAAACAATTTGAACAGAACCCACATTACTTTACTTCTTTATTAAATCCTGAGAGATTACCAAAGGAGTATAACCCATATGAGGAATTGGATAAAGATTTCTACGCATTTAAAAAATCTGCACAGAAGGAGGTGAATTATCTTGTCAAAGAATTCGAGTGTAAAAAATCTGCTGGGGCTTATGCTCGCTCTACAACTAGTCGCACTGGTGTCCTTGATACAACTAAACTTATCAATTACAAATTCAGTGAAGACCTTTTTAAGAAAGTTACTGTTATACCTGATGGGAAAAACCACGGTTTAGTATTCATTCTTGATTGGTCTGGTTCAATGAATACAGTATTACTTGACACATTGAAGCAACTTTATAATCTTATTTGGTTCTGTCGTAAAGTGCAAATACCTTATGATGTATATGCATTTACAAATGATTTTCCAAGAGAGAATAGAGAAGAAAGTTTATACGAAGCTAAGGATATGGTGGCAGAAATTGCAAATACCTTCTCAATGTTCAATCTCTTTACAAGTAAAACAAGAGCGAAAGAACTTGATACTCAAATGATTAATGTTTGGAGGTCTGCGTGTGTATTTAATTGGAGTTATCATACACCATTCTTGGATGTTCCACTTGGAATGAGATTATCAGGAACACCATTAAATGAAGTGATGATATGTTTACATCACTTAATTCCTGATTTTAAATCAAGAACTGGTGTTGAAAAATTACAGTGTGTTGTTCTAACTGATGGTGAGAGTCAACCACTTCGTTATCATCGTGAAGTTGAAAGAAGTTGGGAGGATGAACCATACTTAGGTACAAACTATTTTAGTGAGGGATGTGTATTGCGTGACCGTAAGTTAGGTAAGACATACGTTTCTAAGGATTCATGTAGATATGAAGTCACTGATATGTTACTTGAGAATCTTAAAGATACTTTTACTGAAACTAATTTCATTGGAATCCGTGTTATCTCCTCTCGTGAAGGTGGTTCATTCATCCGTAGATATTATGGATATGAAGGTGAAGCTATGGAGAGAATGATGGCACGTTGGAAGAAAGAAAAATGTTTTGCAATTAAGACATCAGGATATGACACATACTTTGGTATGTCCTCAACAGCACTAAACAATGATGGTGAGTTTGAAGTCAAAGAAGATGCAACAAAGGCAGAGATAAAGAGAGCATTTGGTAAAAGTCTCAAGGGTAAGAAGATGAATAAGAAAATATTAAGTGAATTCATAGAATTGGTTGCATAATAAATAAAAATAACATATAATATTACTATGGTTAGAATCACACCTCAAGATGCGGAAAAAATGATGGCAGCATATCAAAAGGTATATGCTCCACAAGATGATAGTCAACCTGAGTCTGAAAGCAATTCTGAGGCACCTCAAGTATCAGATGAAATAGCAGCAGCTGCTGCTAAATTATCTGCTGAAGATGAGGATTCAGAATAAATAAAACGTAATCAAAAAAGAAAAATGAGCAAATTTGGAGATTTAATTAGTGGTAATACTACTGAAGTTAAAACTGAAGTACAACCTACTGTAGAACCTGTAGTAGATACTACACCTGCATCTGTAGAAGAACCTGTTAATCCAGAACCACTAAACTTATGGAATCTATCAAAAGATGAATTAGAGGATTATGGACGTACAATAGGTATTGAACTAGACCGTAGACATAATAAATCAAAACTAATAAAACAGTTGGAAAATTATATCGACGGACACTAGATAACCAATTAAAAAAGTGGCACACTAGGGGGTTACAAGACCCCCTTTTTTAACTATAATAATAATATAAGAAACAAACCTTTTATTATTATGGCATTATTTGAAATCAAAATGACTGCAGAGCAAGCAATCGAAAAACTAAAGAATTTATACGGTACAGATATTACCACAGCTGACATCAAAGCATTCTGTGCGATGAACGATATTACTTATCAAACAGTTACTAAGAAACTATCAAATTTCAAAGTTGCAAAAGGTAAGTGGAATCTTGAAGTTACACAAAGAGATGTAGAACAAATCGAAAGAACATTCAAATCACCTGCAGTAGAACCTATTACTGAAAAGAATTTAGTTCCTGCAGTTGATAGTACATTCTTGAAATTTGGTAACTTCCCTGATGTAAAAAGAATTATACAATCAAAACAGTTCTATCCAACATTCATTACAGGTTTATCTGGTAATGGTAAGACTTTCGGAGTCGAGCAAGCATGTGCACAACTTGGTAGAGAATTAATCCGTGTAAATATTACTATTGAAACTGACGAAGATGACCTTATCGGTGGATTCCGTTTAGTTGATGGTAATACTGTATGGCATAATGGTCCTGTAATTGAAGCACTTGAAAGAGGTGCAATATTACTACTTGATGAGATTGACTTAGCATCTAATAAGATTCTATGTTTACAACCAGTTCTTGAGGGTAAAGGATTATTCCTTAAGAAAACAGGTAGATTTGTTCAACCAAGTAAAGGATTCAATGTAATTGCAACTGCAAATACAAAAGGTAAAGGTTCTGAGGATGGTAGATTCATTGGTACTAACGTATTGAATGAAGCATTCCTAGAGAGATTCCCTGTGACATTTGAGCAAGCATACCCAAGTGTCAATAATGAAATCAAACTTTTAGGTTTACACGCAAACACAATTGGTGTTAAAGATGCGGAGTTTGTCAAGAAACTTGTAGATTGGGCAGACATAATCCGTAAAACGTTCTATGATGGAGGTATCGAAGAGTTGATTAGTACTCGTAGATTAGTCCATATACTACGTGCATACTCAATCTTCAAGAACAAAGCGAAAGCAATACAAGTTTGCATCAATCGTTTTGATGATGAGACAAAGCAATCATTTATGGAGTTATACGACAAAGTAGATGCAGACTTTGAAATGCCAACCACACAAGAGGAAAATGTTATTTCTTAATTTAATCGACCACGGTAATTACGCAGGATTACCACCCACTGGAGTATTCATCTTTTGGATAGTCGCATCTCTCGCAGGATTAATGGGGTATGGTGTATACTATACCTTTGGTCCTGGTGGAAAAGACCTTAAGGATGAAATCAAAGAACACGCAAGAATGCATGAACTAGGTATTGCTCACGGTCATGAAGGTGGTGCTCCTAGACCTGTAATGACTCAAAAGGCACAAGAGCAAGACTATCCACAACATCATCACGAAAAGGGTAAAATCACACGCAAATGAATCTTTGGAAACATTACAAAGATGTCCTACATAAAACATTTCCACTCCATAATGGGGTGGATAGTGTTTGGGCAGAATGGGAAAGAAAAGATACTTGGTTAACCGCCAAGACTTACTCCGCACCATATATAATAAAGAGTAGAGAAGTGGAGATCTGGAATGAAAAATCTTGCATTTACAACAACATCATCTATCCTAAAACAGGCAGTAATCTTCCCTGTTTTGGTATGGATCTTATGGGATTTAATGAAAATCGGGTCATCATAGTATTCGACTTCCAACACCCAGTTGAAAAATTTTTATTCTCAGTTGAAGGATTACCAAAGGCAGAGAAAGAGTATAGATTTTTTGAAATGGGAAATCATTTTTCTGAGAACATTTACGTCAGGTATACCACCTTTGATAAGGTGGATGAACACCTAGAGATGTTTACTGATTACTTGACAAAGTATAGGGATATGGTAGAATTAGAGAAACCCACTGGTACAGATACTGGTGCTTATAGAGACTTTGATGCTTATATGACTAAACTTGACCCAGTTGGTGGTTATCTAACAGGAAAGTTTGGTAAAGAAAAGGCAGAGA